AAAGAAAAAGGCTTTCGGTGGGACGGAAAAACAAAGAGCTGGGTAAAGAAAGATTGATCGGTAGGACGGGGAGGACATTATGGCAAACCTAAACGCGATCATTAAAAAATTGCAACGCGCGCTGGTGAAGAACGGGCAAATCGTGAAGATAGGGACAACACAGTTCTATTCAAAGGAGCAAGAGAGGATGATAACCATGTATATACTTTCAACCCCTGTTGATTTTCTCGGAAAAGCTGGTGTATGGAAACAAATGGACTATCAGATCATCAGAACAGCATCACAGCTCGACTTGCTGAACTGTCTGGTAGATATGTGGAGGTCACTGCAAGAATGGCAATAGACAGAGGTGATTAGATGAGCGTAACAAAAAAACAAAAAGATTTTTGCCATGAGCTGATGGAATGCGGGAATAAGGCGGAAGCGGCAAGAAAAGCGGGGTATTCTGAGAAGACAGCACCGCAAATGGCAAGCGAGAACTTAAAAAAGCCGAATGTTAGAGAGTATTTACGCCATCTGGAAGAGCAAGTAGAGAGCGAAAAGGTCGCCACTATCAAGGAAATACAGGAATTTTATACTTCGGTTATGCGAGGTGAAATAAAGGATCAGTTTGGGCTTGAAGTGTCTATTGATACCAGAATGGCGGCAGGCCGGGAGCTTATGAAGCGAATTGAGCTGACCGAGAAAACGAAAGCAGGCGGCGAGGGCATTACGATCATCAACAATATTCCACGCCCGGAGGGAAAGAATGGAAAGCAGCGTAAACGCAGTAAATCTAACTGACATCATCGCGCCTGCTTTCTATGCTGTCCATTGGGATATTCTTGACGGCAACCACACTTATTATGACCTGTACGGAGGACGCGGATCCGCAAAGTCATCATTTGTAGGTGCTGAAATTCCGCTCGGGATGATGATGGACGCGGAAAAAGGAGAGCATACAAATGCTGTGATATTCCGAAAAGTTGGAAATACCCTGCGAGAATCGGTGTTTGAGCAGATCGCATGGGGAATTGATGCACTTGGCGCGAATGATCTTTGGTCGGCGAGTGTAAGCCCGATGCAGTACACTTATAAGCCGACCGGACAGAAGATCATCTTTCGCGGGCTGGATAAGGCAAAGAAAACGAAATCAATCAAGGCAAGCCGCGGATGGTTTAAATATCTGTGGTTTGAGGAACTTGACGAGTTCGCCGGAATCGAAGAAATCCGAACCGTACAGCAGTCCGTACTGCGTGGTGGCGATAAGTTCGTTGTATTCAAGACGTTCAATCCGCCGATCAGCCGGAGCAACTGGGCGAACGTATACGTTGAAGAGCCGAGAGAGGATAGTTACAGGCACAAGAGCGACTATACAAGTGTTCCTGTGGACTGGCTTGGACAGCAGTTCATCGACGATGCAGAACACCTTAAAAAGACCAATGAGCGCGCGTATAAGCATGAGTATCTTGGCATTCCGGTTGGACTTGGAACGAATGTATTTGAGCTTCTTGAGATCCGAACCATTACGGACGAGGAAATACAGAAATTCCAGTCTATCTACCAGGGACAAGACTGGGGTTGGTATCCGGATCCGAAAGCTTTTATTCGGGCGGCTTATGTGCCTAATCAAGAAAAAGTGTATCTGCTTGACGAACTGGGCGGATGTAAGATCAGAAATGCCGCCATGGCGAAGCAGATCAAAGATAAGAGCTATGATGATTATTCTATATACTGTGGTGTAGACGAAGAGGAAAGCATAGTAGACTTCCGAGATGCAGGACTTCCGGCCAGAAGAGCGCTTGTTACTCCGGGTAGCCGAAAATATACTTTCGAATGGCTCCAGTGCAGAACGCTTGTTATTGATCCGGCACGGACACCACGAGCATATAAAGAAATCATCAATTGCGAACATGAAATTGACGCAAATGGAGAAGTGATAGCGGACTATCCAGACGGTGACGATCACTGGATAGATTCTCTCAGGTATGCTACGTCTCCAATATCAATGCGCAGGGGGTATAGTGCATAATGTGCGAATTTTGCGATGAGCTGAAAAACTGGAAAACCTTAGAAAGATTCGATCAGCGTGCACGGTACATCTATCAGTGCAAGCTGATCCGTAAGACGATGGTCGAGACAAGAGCGGCGGGAAGCATCGAGGGAACGCCGCATAACGTCAATTACTGCCCGATGTGCGGCAGAAAAGTGACAGAGGGCTAGGAATGGGACTGATAACAACTATTAAGAGGTGGCTAAGCATGTTTTTTCGAAGCGAAGCGGAGCAGGCGTTTGATGTTGATGTGATCGAATCGCCGGTAATGGATACGGTCATAAAAAAGTGCGCTGCGGTTTATGCCGGCGAACCGCTGTGGAAAGATGTTAAGAACGGCATCCGAACAATCAATTTTGCAAAATCGCTAAGTTCCGAAACAGCGCGGCTTGCGACAGTAGCAATTAAAATCACAATCGAGGGATCAGCAAGGGCGGAGTGGCTGCAGCAACAGACGGATGCAGTGTTTTTCAGTATCCGAAAATGGGTGGAATATGGCTGTGCGTATGGAACGGTAGTCATCAAGCCGAACGGGAAGACGTTGGATGTATTCACACCTGATGAAGTGCTTATAACCGATTATGACAACCAGAATATCACCGGAATGATATTTAAAGATACGTACACGCAAGGAAAATGGTACTACACGCGGCTGGAATATCACCGATTTGCAGAAGAGAAGCAGGGCGAGGAAACAGTACGTCCTTATTATATTTCCAATCGGGCCTATCGGTCGAAAACACCGGATTCAATCGGCGATCCGGTGGCTCTGAAGGATACGAAATGGTCTGAGCTTATGGCAGACTCCCCGCCGATTCTGAAAGCGAACGGAGAAAGCCTGGATGGCCCGATGTTTGGCGTATTCGTGACACCGCAAGCGAATAACGTAGATAAGTCTACGCCACTCGGCCTGCCGGTATATGCCGAAGCTCTGGAAGAACTGAAAGATCTTGATATTGCGTATTCCCGCATGACCGGAGAAATCCACGACAGTGAACGAATCGTTCTGGCAGATGATCGGTTATTGTCTCCGGCTGGCACTCCGGTCAATAAGATGACCCCGGGAGCAGCCGCAACAACGCACCTGCCGAAGTATGTCCGCAACGTATACGGCGACGGAACGGATACATTCTATCAAGAGATTAACCCGACACTCAACACAGAGGTAAGAGTTAATGGTCTCAATGCGTTATTATCTCAGATCGGCTATAAGGCGGGCTTCTCAAACGGCTATTTTGTATTCGACCAGAAAACCGGCATGGTAACGGCAACACAAGTTGAGTCCGATGACCGGCGGACGATCCAGTACATCAAAGATGTTCGGGATCAGCTCGAGAAGTGCATGGATGCCGTCTATTATGCGTTGAGCGTATATGCGGATCTGTACGGGGAGAGTCCGGCAGGGGAATACGAAGTAACGTATGATTTCGGTGATATTACGTACAACCGCGAGGAGGATCGTGCACGCTGGTGGAGCTACGTTACTGCCGGAAAGGTACCGGCGTGGATGTATTTCGTCAAGTTCGAGGGATTCTCGGAGGAAGACGCAAAGGCAATGGTTGAAGAAGCCACTCCGAAAGAGGAAGAGCTTTTTGACAGCAAATATAAGGAGGAATGATAACATGGATATGAGTGGAGTAGCAACAGTAGTATGCATCACAGTAGTCTGCTATCTGGTAGGCATGATGATGAAAGCAACGGATATTAGCAACAAGTGGATTCCGTGCGCAGTAGGATTGACGGGAGCGGTGCTTGGCGTTGTTGGTATGTACACAATCCCGGACTTTCCGGCGCATGACGTGCTTAATGCGGTAGCCGTCGGCATTGTCAGCGGATTAGCAAGCACCGGAGCAAACCAGATCATCAAACAGGCACAGAAAGAGGAATAAGACATGCTTACCCCGGAGTATCTGCAGCACGCGGCAGAGGGCGCAGAAGCCATCACAGAGGACTTACACAACCGCATCCTTCGGAAGATCGTCAAGGCGATTTTAAACCGCATGGAACGCGGCGAAAACTACATGCTGACGGCGGCGGACAAGTGGAGAATCGAAGCACTGCAGGAAGCTGGCTATCTGCTGGAAGATATCCAGAAAGAGATAGCAAAGGCGACCAATCAGCAGCTATCAGAGATCAAATCAGCCTGCGTTGACGCGGGAATACAGACGCTCAAGTGGGACGACGCGGTATATAAGGCGGCTGGGCTGGTACCTACGCCGCTTCTTCTTTCCCCCACGCTGATGCGCGTACTGGAAAGAGACTATAAGGCGACCGCGGGCACATGGCGGAACTTTACCCGAACGACCGCGGAAGAAGCGCAGAGACTCTTTATCAACGAGCTTGACAGCGCCTATCACAGGGTTCTGAGCGGCGGAGAGTCTTACGGCGCTGTGGTGGCTGATCTGATCGAGAAAGTGTCCGAGGAGGGGCTGACAGTCAAGTACCCGACAGGATACCGGCAGAGCCTTGAATCTGCGACCATGACCATCGTACGAACCGGCATAGCGCAGGCAGCGTGTGATGTATCAGAAGCGCGAATGGAAGAAATGGATTGGGATATCATTCTTGTATCTGCTCATGTAGGCGCACGAACGGGAGACGGCGGGCAGAACCCGGGAAATCATCTGTGGTGGCAGGGCCGCTTCTATTCCCGCACCGGAAAAGACAGGAGATACCCGAATTTCTACGAGGTGACTGGATACGGTACCGGCGAGGGGCTGGGCGGCTGGAATTGCCGACATAGCTTCGGATCTGGTGATGGCAAGAACAACCCATTCGACGAGAAAAATATCTCTTACGCAGATAATCGTAAGGTGGAAGAAGCACAGAAGCGGCAACGATTGTTGGAGCGCAGAATACGAAACAGCAAAAGGCAAATTCAAACTTTGCAATATGCTACAGACAACGCAAGCGATGACGAGACGAAAAGCAAATTGCAAAGTAAAACAGAGCAAAAAGCTAATTTGCTTACTAAGCAAAATAAAGCATATCGCAAGTTTTGCGAAGACAACAACCTGCGCCCTTATGATGAGCGATTGAAAATAGCCCATTGGGACCGAAAACAGGCAGCAAGAGCCGCAGCGGATGCACGGCGATATCAAAAACGCAAAAAGGAAAAAGCAGATGATTGAGACGATTAATCAAATCATGATTCTCTGCGGCTGGATAACTACAGTAGGTGGCGCGATTGTGGTTCTGACCGGAGCATGGAAGAAATTCAAAAAGCCCGAGAGGGATCTGGAAAAGAGGATGCAGACAATAGAGGAGGATATCAAGGATATCAAGTCAAAACTTGAGAAAGATTATACCTCTATCCGCACCCAACGAGATGATATGAATCTGATAATGAGGAGCATGTTCAATCTGATCGAAAATAAGATTACAGGGAACAACATCGAGGGCTTAAAAAAAACGAGGGAAGAACTTGTAAATGCGATGACCAACAAGAAAAATTAAGAGGGCTTATCTTGAAAGTGTATGAATTCACAGTACCGGAGCTGGAATATTTTCGCACGTATTGTAATTTTACGCGTGACGAACGTACACTTTTTGATTATCGGAGTAGGAATATTCCGCTCGAAAAGTGTGCGGAACTAATGAACATTTCTGTTTCTACTGCAAAACGGATCAGCAGAAACGTAAACACCAAAATCATTAAAGTATGCTGATTGATACTTTTTTGAGCATTTCATGGGACTTTGACGAACTGTCAGAGTCCTTTTTTTGCGCCTAAAATATGAGTAGAAAGAGAACGGAGGGATGAATATGTATCCGTATATTGACCCGCAGGCATTTGCGAACGAACAGGCAATGCTTCAGCAGAGAATTAATCAGTTGGAACAGGCGAGAAACCAGCAGATGAGCATGTATGCACCACAAAGTCAGCAACAGCAGCAGGCGCCGACCAGCAACGTAAATTGGATACAGGTTGCAGGCATCGAGGGCGCAAGAAATCAGATTGTCCAGCCTGGACACACTGCCTGGATGATGGATAACAACAGCCCTGTGTTCTACGTTAAGTCTGTGGACGGCATGGGAAGCGCGACTTTCAAGGTGTTTCAGTTCGCCGAGATCTCGCCAGAAGCCCTAAACCCGGCACAGAGCCAGCCGAAAGAAGAAAGACAAGAATACGTTACGCGGCAGGAATTTGACGCTCTGCTGACGCGGTTAGGCGAAAAGCCGGAGAATAAGGAGGAACCCGTATGAATCCATTAATGAGCATGATAGGCAATATGGGCGGCGGTAACAACCCGATGGGCGCGATGATGCAGGCTATGCAGATGGTCAATAAGCTCAAACAGGCGGGCAACCCGCAGGCCGCAGTAGAACAGATGGCGCAGACAAACCCGAATGTTAAAAAAGCTATGGATATGTGCAAGGGAAAGAACCCGAAGCAGGTATTCGAGGAAATGTGCAGACAGAACGGGATGGACCCGGGGCAGTTCTCCGGGCTGTTGAAATAAGATATTAGGGCGGTGCACAGCCTTAATAAATAGAAGAATAAGGAGAAAGAACCATGACAGATGGAACAATGGGACTTAGCGCGGCTGATGTAGCAGCCGTAACGAGAAACAATGACGATGACTGGGGCGGTGGATGCTGGTGGATCTGGATTATTCTGCTGGCATTTCTGTTCCCGATGATGGGCGGATGGAACCGCGGCGGCGTTGAAACTGGCGTACATGATAATTTCATTTCAGATGAATTTGTAAAACGTGACATTTTCAATACCAATCAGAACGTTTCCAACACAGCTTGCCAGACACAGAGGGACGTATTGGAAAATCGTTACACCAATCAGCTCGGCTTACAGCAGGTACAGGCGGCACAGCAGAATTGTTGCTGTGAAACGCAGAAAGAAATCCTGCAGAGCCGGTATGATGCGGCACTCATGGCACAGAATATGCAGGCGCAGATGGCACAGTGTTGCTGTGACATCAAGGAGAGCATTCTGGCCGATGGAAACGCAACCAGACAGATGATGCAGGAAAACACCATCCAGGCACTTAGAGATAAGCTGTCAGACCGTGACCGCGATCTGCAGAACGCGTACAATCAGATTTCACAGGTTTCTCAGACCCGTACAATCATTGATGCGGTACGCCCGACACCTACACCGGCTTATCTTACATGCTCCCCGTATTTTGCGTACAACATGACAGGATACGGCGGATGCTGCGGAAATGGCGGTAACGTGCTGTGATGAACACAAGCGAGCTGTCCGCACTCGATCTTCTGAACCTGTTCGGTGTATTCCTTCAGGCGATGAATTATCAGAGCGACCTGTCACAGGCAAGCAATGCGGATATCGCAAAACATCTGCAGGAACAGGACAGAAAGTACCTTGACCGGATCATCGAAAACCAAAATAAAATAATCAGCATGTTGGAAGATTCCAAATCTACGAAATAGTAGTTGTGCAAAATTGCAGGGGTAGGCGTGGAGCTTACCCCTGTTTTGTTAAGAAAAGGAGAGAAATTATGTTAAATGTAATTGCCAAAGCAGAACAGACAGTAGCAGCAGGACAGAATATTGTATTCACAAATACCCGCGTAAAATCCCGTCGTTGTGGATGCTCCAGCGGATGGCTGAACCACATCGAGGGAAGCGGAATTTTCACAATAACGAACCGCACGAACCTTCCTATCGCAGTGGAATTACAATTCAACGGCAACGTAACAGCGGCGGCAGCAGGCGCGACCGTGCTTACGCTGAAACTGAACGGAGAAGCGGTTGGAGGAACAGAGATGGACTATACCGTAGTTACGGCGAACACTTATCAGAATGTGAGCGCGGACACGCTGATCCCTGTACCGGCAGGAACAAGCCTTACTGTATCAGTCGGAAATATTTCTACAACCGAAGTCCTGGTAAAAGACGCGAACCTCATCATCAAAAAAGTTGCGTAGGGGGTGACGAATCATGATTACTTTCCGAAGCAAAACAGACGTAACAGATGCGGATGCTATTTTTTCGGAAATCAACAGCCGCTTCGTGGCAGCTATCATGATGCACGGCCAGATGGCAGATTATTTCGATTTTCTCGGGCTGAAAGGTTACAAACGGATACATGAGTACCAGCACATCGCAGAAAGCCTTGAGCGCCGTAAGGTGTGCCGGTATTACATCGAACGGCACGGGAAAATTATTCCAGATGCGTTTTCTGGCGATGTGAAAATGATTCCGGACGGATGGTATGCCGCAAAAAGCCTTTCCGTCGGAAAAGGCACTAAGCAGAAAGCCGTAGAGGATGGATTTTCCGCCTATCGTGAATGGGAAGAGGAGACAAAAGCGGTATATCAGAGCTATGCCGCAACGTTACTTGGAAAAGGAAATGTGGAAGATTTCATGCTTGTAGCTTCGCTGATAGATGATGTGGGCGATGAACTGAAAGAGGTTGACAAAATTATTCTTGATCTGATCTCGACCGGCTATGATATGGTCCATATCACTGAGTCACAGAAAGAATTGAACGAGAAATACAAAAAACGCATGAAAGGAATCGAGGTTGAATGATGGGAAACGTGAAAGAAGTGCTGGAAGATCAGCTTGAAAGAGAAAAAAAGTCTGCGATGCAGAAGCTCACAACAGATAACCTTGATGCTATGTTCAAGATTACGACCACACTGTGTAATCTGCGAAAAATGGAGTGTGAGAGCATTCCGGCGGTTATGATGGACGCATCAGAGACTCTGATCAAGAAATATAGTAACGGAAAATACGATAAGAATATTGACGCGCTGTATGACGAATATATCGCGGCAAAAATGGCGTACCAGGAGCACGGAGACACGGCCCATAAAGACAAGCTGATGGATTCCGTCGGCCGTCTTATGGTTGAGGTATTCGACATGCTGCAAGCCATGATTCTCGATGCGGATTTCCGCGACGAAAGACAGGCCATCATGCAGCAGATTCGAAAACTTGCTGATTCATGATGGCAAGATGGGTACAACGAAAAATACCATATATAGTACGATAGGAGTGTGAAAAGAAGTTGGGATTGGCTTGTAAGTCATTTTGATGTTCAATTCACCTCCTTTCGACGTTCTAGGGGATCCTGTTAAGAGCCTGCACAAGGCTCGGAACGTGTCTGAAATATGCCGCGTTTTCCGTTCCTCAAGCCTTTCTGAAAACGCGGCGTGTTTCTTATTATTTTATGAATTACACAATTGGGAAACAGTAATGGAAAACTGGCATCATCCCCCTTGATTCTGCCATAAGATGCTGGATCTTTGGACTGCTTGATAGGTTCGAATCCTATTTTCCCATTACCCCGGCAGAGGTTGATCTGCCTAAATCCATTACTGCCGACGGGCAGTTAAAAACAACGTTTAGGAGGATAGAAAATGCAGAATTACGAAGCAATTCTTTCAGAACTCGAAATCGAGATTCCGGAAGACAAAAAAGCGGATCTGAAAAAGAAGATGGAAGAAAACTATCGGACCAAATCAGATTACGACAAGGTGGTAACAAAACGGGATGAATACAAGAACTCGCTGGACGATGTGCAGAAAGAGCTTGAGGGATTCAAAGACGTAAACGTTGAAGAATTACAGTCGAAAGTAACAACCCTCACCACACAGCTCAATGAAGAGAAAGCCGGACGGGCAGCAGATGCCAAAAAGGCAGAGGTCGAAAAACAGGTAAATGATTTCTTGACGGCTACAGATGAAAAGGGAGCGAAGAAATACGAGTTTTTGAACAGCATTACGGCTGATTACTACCGCGCGGAGCTTGCGAAAGCTCTGGACGCTGATTCTGCAAAAGGAAAGTCCATTTCGGACATCTTCTCAGAGATGATTACCGACAAGGACGGAAAACAGAAGACAGGAATTTTCGTGGATCAGCAGCAGAAACAGACACAGCAGAATGCAGCCCGTTTTACAAAACCATCAAGTAAAGAGCATCACCAGGAAGGACAGAAATATACGATGGCTGAGCTGATGAAAATGAAGAACGAAAATCCAGGTCTTGATATTAAACAGTATATGTAACAGAGAAACCGATGGTATGTTTGTAATACCGTTGCTAACCTAATTACCTTTTGAAAGTTATAGGTAGAAAGGATTTTTTATGGCATTATTTGATACCAAAAATTTTAACGGTGAAGTATTCGGTGCGTATGTCGATGCTGTACCAAACCTCAACAGAAATGAACTTTTGAAATCCGGCGCTATTGTAGAAAAACCACAGTATGCAACTATGCTTCCGGATCAGACAGGCGGAAACTATATCACAATTCCGATCAAGGCAAGAATTGGCGGAACTGCGGATAATTATGACGGCAATACGGATATCACTGCTGATTCCAGAGATACTTACACTCACGGAAGAATTGTAATTGGACGTGCACACGGATGGACAGAAAAAGATTTCTCCTCCGATATCACTGGAGAAGACTTTATGCCAGCAGCGCAGGAAGTAGCTGAATACTGGGATGACGTAGACCAGGAAACGTTACTCTGCGTACTGAAAGGAATTTTTTCGATGACTGGCCAGAAAAACAAAGAGTTTGTTAATGACCACACATACGATGTTTCTATGTCTGCGACAGAAACAGGATTTGCGGAAACCACGCTGAACAATGCGATTCAGCAGGCACTTGGAGACAACAAAGGGAAATTCAGTCTGGCAATTATGCATTCTAAGATTGCTACTAATCTTGAAAATCTCAAACTCATTGCGTACATGAAATACAATGACGGCGAAGGAATCGAAAGAGATTTAACACTCGCCACATTGAATGGCCGCACTGTCCTGATTGATGACAATATGCCGACTGCTTCTTTGAACGCAAAATATGTCAAGGCCGCAAAAACAGATCCTGGGGCATTAAAAGTTACAACAGCCGGATCTGGTGAAGGAGAAGTGGCAAAAACCACTGTGCAGAGCGATGTAACCGACGTAAAAGAAGGAGATTATGTTGTGCTTCTTCCAGCGGGCACTGCGTACACAACGTACGTTCTCGGAAATGGTGCAATCGAGTACACAAACTGTGGTGCCAAGGTTCCGTATGAGATGGATAGAGATCCGAAGAAAAAAGGCGGAGAGGATACTTTGTATTCCCGCCAGAGAAAAATTTTTTCCCCATACGGCATCTCTTTCAAAACACCTAGTTTCATTTCTCCAACGAATTCCCAGTTAGAGAGTGGTGATAACTGGGAACTTGCAAATGATAACAGTACTTCTACCAAGAAGTATTTCCCAATCAAAGCAATCCCAATTGCACGCATCATCACTCGATAGGAGGTATCTGGCATGGCTTATGCAGACTATGAATTTTATACAACTTCATATTTCGGAGATACCGTGCCAGAATCCGATTTTCCGCGGTACGCCGAGCGGGCAAGTGAGCGAATTGACATTCTGACATTCGACCGTCTTGCAGACGGGCTGCCGGAAAACGAACGGGCACAGAAAAAGATCAAGAAAGCGGTCTGTACACTGGCGGATGCGCTTTTTCAGATCGACACCGTAAAAAATGCCGCGATGGAAACAGTAGGAACCGTAAAGAGAGAAGATGGAACGGTCATCAATAAGGCCGTTTCTTCGATTTCTTCCGGCAGTGAAAGCATCTCCTACGTGACAGGAACCAGCGGTATAAATTCCAGCGTCTACGGACAAGCGGCGATGGACAAAAAGGTAGAAAACGTGCTCGTGGCACAGATTATTCTCGAAAATCTACAGGGCGTTATGACGGATGACGGCGTTCCGGTCCTGTATGCAGGCGTGAGGTTGTGAGATGGGCGGAAGAAGTAGGTGGAAACATGTATGACGAAACCATAACTCTTTTCAACCGGTACGAAGATCAAACCGGGAATGTATTCTGGTATCCGACCGTGCTGCAGCATGTGGATCTTATCACGGATAAGGTCGCAAATATTGTCCGAACCGGCATTGACAGCGCCGATACGGCCAGCCTGCACGTGGCGTACACGCCATATAACGGCACAATTATGGTGCAGGGAAAGAAGTGGTTATCACCGAAAGCCTGGAAAGCTCAGACAAACGAAGAACTTCCGGGAACAATCACTTTCGCTAACGAAGATTTTTTCGTGCTTGGCGATTACTGCGTCAAGAAAGAACAGGCTTATCTTATCGACCATAACGGAGCATACGTGCAGGATCACGAGAAAAGGCCGATTGCCACAATCTTTGAACGACAGATGTACGGCGTGGTGAAAGACGCGGAATACACAAGCAGAGTAGACCGCGGCTTCTATGATTACATGAACAAAAAATACGATAATGTGTTTTCCATCAGCAATGTAGGCGGTCCGTACAGGCTTATTCCTCATTTTGAAATAGGGGGAAAATAATGAGCAATACGAAACATTTCCCCAGTTTTTCGGTCGTGAATGGACATGTTAAGGTACAGGTAGACCTTACGAGGTTTGACAAGCAGTTCCAGGAAGCACAGTTCTGGCTTGATGGACAGGTTATGAATGATATGATCCCGTACATGCCATTTCGAGACGGAATCATGGTAGACACCACCAGAGCGCGCAGCGCATCCATGCAAGGCACTGGAAAGGTGTGTGCAGGCGCTCCGCCGTATGGACGGTTCCTTTACGAGGGAAAACTTATGGTTGATCCGGAGACGCGTTCAGCGTGGGCGAGACCCGGCGCAAAAAAAGTTGTTACTGATACACCACTAAAATTCGATAGAACCGCGCATCCGTCTGCTACGGATCACTGGTTTGATGCCGCAAAAGCGGCACACGGCAAAGAATGGGTGAAGGGAGTGAAGAAACGTGCCGGAGGAGGTTAAAAAAACTGTTACATACGATGTAGACGGATACGACATCGTAACGAAAGCGCTGGAAACAGTTCTGAACACTTTTCCCGGACTTCAACCGACCGAAAAGATCAAGTTTTCGTCGCTCAAAGAGGATGAAGGGATTGCATTCTATCCGGTGAGCGGGGCGGTTGTCGCATCGGAAAAAAAATCGGTCACTGGGATGGTAGATCAGCTCTGTAATTACCCGTTTTTTGTGGTGTACCGTTCCGCACCTACAACGCCGGGAGTCAAGACGGAAATCAAGGAATTTTTGGACACTCTCGGGAAGTGGTTGGAAAAACAGCCCGTACAGGTGGATGGGAAAGAACATCATCTGAATTCTTACCCTACACTTACGGAAGGAAGAGTTATTGAATCTATAACCCGTCTTACGCCATCTTATCTTGATACGGTGGCAGAGAACAAAGTGGAAGACTGGGTTATCAGTATGTCCTTAAAATATCGGAAAAAATTCAAAAAATAATCATACCGGCACCGATTCGGCAGCCGCTGACCGCGAAAAGTTACGCGGTAGAAAGGAAAAAACATGTCTAAACTTGAGCGTGAAGCAATGGCCACTTACCTTGATTCGACTTTCAAGAGAGTCGTGGCATCCGCAAGCTGGGTGCTGGTAGGTGATGACATTGAGGATATGTCCGTAGAGCTTAACCCGGACACAGAAACAACCAAAAACATTCTCGGACAGACCAAAACGAGAGACAACGGATATGAGCCGTCTATGGATGCTGACCCGTTCTATGCTGATCCGGATAACAAGCTGTATCCGGTGCTGCGAGATATTGCCCTCGAGCGTAAAAAAGGCGATGCTTGTAAAACACTTATGCTAGAGGTAATCGTGGAGGACACAGCGGCAACAAATCATCTTGCTTACGTGCGTGAGGTCATCGTAAAACCGCAGTCTTACGGCGGCGATACTGCAGGTCTCAATATCCCGTTCGCTGTTTCTGAGGATGGCAAATTCACAAAAGGCTACGTAAGCGCAGCTTCTCTTAAAACCGGAACTCCGGAATTTAATGAGGGCGCAGCGCCAGTTTCCGATAGAAGCACATCCCTGGCGTAAGATCACACACGAATAAAAAGGAGCTTTTAGATGAGCAATAAACTGGTAAAACCGCAGAGTAACGACATCATCATTGATGATGGCTTAAAAACTTATTATATCAAAAATAAGCAGGGCCATGTATACGGGAAATTTGATTTTCGACCGTCCGACACCAATCTTATCTCACGATATGATGATGTTGTAGAACATCTGAACAGCTTTTCAGTGCCGGAAAACGAACCGGCGGACATTAAAAAGGTTGAAAGCATGGTTGCTGATGAGCTTTCCTATCTGATCGGATCGGATTCGAAAGAATCATTTTTCAGCATCTTAGGCCCGTTCTCTCCGCTTGCTTCTGGAAAACTGTTTTTCGAAGAAGTTGTTGACGCTATCGGCCGCGTGATCGAAACTGAGACCGAACACAGGGCGAAGAAAGTTCGAACACGTATGAATAAGTACGTTGCAAAATATCGTAAATAATGGACGCGTGGAGCCTTCCGACATCGCTCAACGTTGCAGGAAAAGAATATCCAATACGCTCAGATTATCGAGTGGTATTGGATATTTTGCAATGTATGAACGATCCCGAGATTTTCGAACCAGATATGACCGAGGACGAAAAGAGGGCTGAACAGGTCATAAGCATGTTATCCATCCTCTATATTGATTTTGACGATATGCCACCCGCCGAATGGGAAGAAGCATCAGAAAAAGCATGTGAATTTATTGACTGCGGGTTTTCAGAGGACACAAAGCGAAAAAGGCCAAAATTAATGGACTGGATACAGGATGCAACCATTATTATTCCGTCTATCAATAAGGTTGCCGGAAAAGATGTGCGCGGTCAGAAGTATCTGCACTGGTGGACTTTTTTTGCATTCTACATGGAGATCGGGGAAGGCACGTTTTCGACCGTGGTAAGTATCCGAGATAAAAAAGCCAAAGGAAAAAAACTGGACAAGTGGGAACAGGAATATTACAGAGATAACAAGGCTATCATCGATCTTAAATCGGCAAGCAGCCAGAGAAGCGAAGAAGAAAAAGCAGCTCTTAGAGAACTTTTCGGAATATCAAAATAACTGCCGGAGCATACGGAGCACCGGCACAAACCGTTAAAAGTTACACGGTAGGAAGGAAAAACGCATGGCGGGACAGGCTGACGGTTATATCATTATTGATACGGAGATTGACACCAACGGCGCAAAAACTGGCAGTAAGGAGCTGGAAGCGAATGTGCGGCAGTGTATCTCGTCTATTAATGGTCTTGGAGACAAGGCCAAAGCATCACTCAACAAACAGGCGAATGCGTTCTCGAAGCTGAACGATCAGTACAGAGAACAAGAAAAAATAGTCGAACAGCTCAAAGAAAAGGTTGCTGAACTCGGAAAACAGCAGATACCGACCGACGAATACAAAGAGATCCAGTCGCAGATAGAGTCTGCTAAGACGCAGATGGACAAACTCATCTATGCGCAGGAAAAATTTGTGGCACTTGGCGGCAGTGAAGACAGCAAAAAGTATAAGAGCTATCAGTATGATATTGACCAGCTCGCAAAAACAATTGATGATGCAAACAAAGAATTACAAGAATTGGAGCAAAACGGAGAAGCGTTTTCTTCTGCGTTGGGCGGTGAAACTCCGACTTACAAATACAAAGAACTTGAATCTGAGCTTGAGTCATTAAGTCAAGAAATTGATGTGGCAAAGGCAAAATGGGACGAATTGCGTGCGTCAAATACTGGTGGAATTAATGATGAAGAAATTAAAAGCACCTTAGAAAATCTCGATCTTCTGTACGAAAAATATAGTGCAGTAGAAGCGAAAATGCGCGAAAAGGAAAAATTTGGTACTGATGTAATCAAAACCGAGCCAGTAAAAGAAGCAGCTGCAGCAATGGAAAAGTTGGCTCAGCAAGAAGAAAAGCTGGCCAGTATCAATGACCGGTTAAAAACCTCTTATGATGACGTAAAAGACAGCATTGACAGCTATTCAAACTCGGCGAATAATTCAGCGACTAAAAACGCATCAGACAACGCGTCAAAGTTGGCAAAATCCAATGAAAAGGTTGCTGACAGCGGAAAGAAAGCCGCAAATTCAATGAAAGAAACCGGAAGCGCGGCGGGAAATGCCAAAAACGGAATTATGATGTTGTTAAAATACGGTCTAGGCATCCGCTCATTATTCGTACTTTTCAATAAGCTGAGAAGCGCAGTTGTGGCTGGAATGTCAAATTTGGCGCAGGAATCCGGCTCAACCAACTCGGCTATCTCTATGCTGTGGGGCAGCCTGGAACGGCTCAAAAACAGTCTTGCGACAGCATTTGCGCCGATTCTTACGGCGATTGCACCTATTCTGTCCAAATTTATCGACATGCTTAGCACCGCGGCAACATACGTGAGTATGTTTTTTTCGATGCTTTCCGGGAAGAAAACATACACCCGAGCATTAGCCGTCCAGAAGGACTATGCGGCATCTCTAAGCGATACGGCATCGAGTTCGGAAGATGTAGCGGACGCAACCAACGACGCGGCAGATGCGGCAGATGCGGCCGCAGAAGCAACGGAAAAATACCTTTCCCCTCTCGATGATCTGAACAAGATGGATTCGAAAAGCGACAGCGGTTCCGGCAGCGGCGGTGGCGGCAAATCCCCGGGAGCTGGCGGCGGTGGAGGAGGAACAGGCAGTGCACCGATGTTCACAGAAGAGCAGATCCCTAACGCTTTTCTGGATAATCTGCAGAAAGTTTTTGATTTACTGAAAAAGATTAAAGACCTTTTTATGTCCGGCTTCTGGGACGGCCTTGGAGATTACAAACCGCAGCTTGCAGAGCTGAAAAAGGATCTGGCATCCATCAAAAGGAATCTTGCGGAGATCTTCACGGACCCGGAAGTAGTAGAAGCCGCAAAACGCTTTGCAGAATCTGTAATCTATAATCTCGGGGTTGTGGCCGGATCAATAGCAAGCGTCGGCCTTACACTGGCTGTTAATCTTGTAGGCGGTTTTGAAAGCTATCTGAGCAGAAATAAAGATAGAATCAAGAAATTTTTGGTTGACGTTTTCAATGTCGGAACTGAAATTGCAAATGAATTCGGACTTATCGCGAAAACGATAGCCGAAGTATTTGCAAAAACGTTTGGCACACAAACAGCGCAGGATTTGACCGGAAACCTTATCGGGATTTTTGCATCTTTAGGTGGCTTGGCTGTAGAAATTTTTGCACGATACGAGCGCGATAAAATGTATCTTGCATGGCAGCCATGGATCGATAACAAAGATAAATTAGTTGAAGCGATTAACGAAACAATCGCACCTATTCAGCAACTCGCGCAGGTTATCGAGGACTTTTTAAATGATACCTCCGACAAAATCATTGCATTTTATGATGAGAGCGTTAAGCCATTTATTGATGATATCGAATCAGGCTGTGCGTCTATTTTGGCAACATTGCTTGATCTTTACAATAGTTATGTAGTGCCTATCATCGATGAATGGGGAACGCGGCTCGAAGATTTGATTAATGGACCTCTTACAGATTTTGTCGATAAATTCCTTGATGTGTGCGCAAAAATCATTGATGCGCTACAGCAAATTTGGAATAACGTTCTTGTTCCCCTTATTAATTGGATTCTTCAAAATGTAATTCCATTATTGGCTCCTGTGGTACAATGGCTAGGCGACGCGGCTATTGATTTATTGGGCGCTGCGGTAGAAATGGCGAACGGAATTCTGGATATGCTCGGCGGTTTGATCGATTTCCTTGTTGGTGTGTTTACGGGCGACTGGAAAAAAGCTTTTTCCGGTGCAGGACAAATAGCACAGGGATTTGCGGATACATGCGGCGCTGTAATTGAATGGATTGGAGACTATATTTTAACTCCATTTATGTCACTGGTGAAAAAATTATTCTCTGTTGACTGGGTAAAATATTTTGGCGTAGCTGGCATTGCTCCGCAGGTGCTTTGCGATTTGATTAAGTCAATATTCAAAACTATGAAAAACGTATTTATTGGGATTATGAATTTTATTAAATACGCGTTTACTGGTGACTGGCGGAATGCTTGGCAGAGCGTCAAAAATATCTTTTCGAGTATCATGAGCGGAATTGGTGATGTTGTGCGTGCTCCGATTAATGGGATTATCAGCATGGTTAATCAGGCAATCGGAGCAATCAATAATCTGATCCGCGGCGTGAATAGAATTCCGCATGTAAATATTCCAACTATCGGAAGAATCCCACATCTGGCATCCGGTGCGGTCATCCCACCAAACCAGGAGTTTTTGGCAATGCTCGGAGATCAGAAAAGCGGAAACAATATCGAAGCACCAGAGGGGCTTATCCGTAAGATTGTCCGGGAAGAGTCTGGAAAAGGCAATGGAAGCTATACTTTCGTTGCACAGTTGGACAGAAAAGTCCTGTTCAAGGAAACAATCAGCGAAGCAAAGCTGCAGCAGATACAGGGTGGAAATAACCCATTCGAGCTGTCTACGACTTAAGGAGGGCATACATGGCACAAAATCATTTGCAGTTTGATGGCTACACGCCGCCAGATGTTGACGAAGATGGTTACACAATTGCTTTTGCAGCAACATCTTCGGACGATTCCGGGCGGCTTATGAACGGCAAAATGGTCAACACAAGGTTATTCACCGTTGAAGCGTATAACCTTAAATGGACCGATATTACCCTTGAAGCAGCAACGGAAATCCTTTTAAAGACTGTTTTCAAGTCTCAGTTCAATTTCCATTATTTCAATATCAAAACCGCAAAATGGGAGACACATGCATTTTATGTTGCAAACGTTGACACAGCGATATATTCCCTCAAAGAGGGCGAGGAAAAATGCACAAGTCTTAGTTTCCAGGTAACGAGGATTGACCCATCATGAAAAATGTAAGCACAGAATTTAGGGAAAAAGTAGAAAACGGTTCGGCATGTTATGCGTACGCGAACGTGGTTTTACGGAACGGCACAAAATTGACTCTGGATCCGTCCAAAGATTTTCGAATTGACGGTAACAGCATCACCACCAATGGGGGAAGTTCATTCCCCCTCGGTGTGGCGCTTTCAAGAACAATAGAGCTTAATTTGGATAACTACGACGGAAGATTTGATGCCATTGACTTTTACGGCGCAGAAATCACACTTTTTACGGGAATGACGCTGGATGATGGAAGCGTAGAAAAAATCAAAGAGGGAATCTTTTCTGTAGTTGAGCCGACCACGCCGGGATCCACAATTACGCTTGTTGCTGCAGATTACATGGCGAAAACATCCGATAGTTACGTTGCAAATACGACGTTTCCGGCGACTGTATTCAATATCTATCGGGATGTCTGCATCCAGTGTAATCTTGTTGCTGGCAGCGCGAAATTCACAAATGGTGATTTCGTGGTAGATGCAATTTCTGAAAATGTTACCTGCAGGGACATGCTCGGATATATCGCTATGATTGCTGGCGGTAATGCCATCTGCGATTCCAACGGTGCTGTTATTATTAAGAGCTATGATTTTTCCGGCCTTAAAAAGTCAGATGGCACGTATGATTACACGAAAGCACAGAATTTTTCTGGATTTCAGAAGAATCCGAGCATTTCGACAGATATGATTCGGATAACCGGAGTTAAGGCGGAGAATGACGATGGAGACGAAAAGCAATCTTATATTGTAGGTTCGGAAGATTACTGCTTCTTGACCGACAATCCATTGATTTCCGGCAAAGAAGCACAGGCTGCAATTTTACACTTTCAGCGGAGATCACATTTCAAACCCGCTTGCTGAGTTTATGGACCCGTGTTTCGTGCAGGATATGAAAGGAAATCTTTTCTTTTCGGTTCTGAGCAATATTACTTACACGTACCTTGGCAGTACGTCTATTTCGTGCGATACAGACAGCCCAGAAACCGTAAAGTCGCAAAAGGCGACATCTGGCTCGAAAGTATACCAGAATCTCAAAAAGCAGCAGCAGGTTATTAAAAAAGAATTTGAAAAACAGATGGACGCTCTCGAAAAACAGGTTTCCAACGCGCCCGGAACCTATATTTCAAGCGAAGTGCAGCCGGACGGCAGCAGCATCTACTATCTGCACGATAAGCCTACACTTGCGGAATCCAAAAGTGTTTTCAAAATTACAGCTGATACAATCACAGCATCGACCGACGGCGGAAAGACTTGGAACGGTGGATTTACTGTAGATGGAGTCATGATAGCTAAGATCATGACTACTATCGGCATCAATTTCGATTGGGGAGTTGGCGGAACCCTTATCATCCAGGACAGAAACGGAAAACAGACCGTCTACATGGATGCTGAGACGGGAGAAGTCCGGCTTAGCGTGGTTTCTCTTTCCATTCAGGGCGAAACGGTGGCAGATATTGCCGAAAAAAAAGCGGAATCTTCTCTGAACGACTTTAAGAGCAATATATACAGCCCTATGATTTCCAACCTGCAAAAGCAGATTGACGGTCAGATCGAAACGTTCTATTACGATTACGAGCCTACGCTCAACAACGTTCCGGCGAAAGAATGGGATACCGAGGAGAAGAAGACGGCTCATGAGGGAGACTTATTCTATTGGAAGTCGAAAGGCTATGCGTACCGCTTCCAGAAAGACGGATCGGCGTGGAGCTGGCAGCTCGTACAGGATACCGATATCACGCTTGCTATGCAGAAAGCCGCAGAAGCCAAAGACACAGCAGACTCAAAGCGCCGCGTTTTTACAGCTACGCCGTATCCTCCGTACGATGTAGGTGACCTGTGGGTGGGCAATGACACTTCCGATCTTATGAGATGCCAGCGCTCACGCCAGTCCGGCTCCTATGATGCGTCTGATTGGATCAAGGCAGTTAAGTATACAGATGATTCTGAGCTTAACAACTTCATTTACACTGATTATGCAGAAACGCTTGTCGAAATCTCTAATTCGATTGACAAGAAAGCCGAAACGTGGTTCCAAGCAACAGATCCGGCGCTCCAATGGACAGATAATAGCACATCTGAACCATTGCAGGACCATACCGGCGCAAATATCACAGACAGCACCGGCGCAAACATTCTGACCGTATGGGAACGCGAAAAAGCGGCTCATAACGGCGACTTGTGGCATAACACGACTAACAATGTCGAATACATCTATAAGGACGGAAGCTGGCATGAAATGAGCGTTCCAGACGATGTTTTTGACAAAATCGACGGCAAGGCGCAGATTTTTGTTGGCGAACCGATTCCCCCTTATGACGTAGGCGATACATGGTTCACAGGAACAACTATCCTTGTCTGCGTAGTTAAGCGCACATCTGGAAAGTATAATGCGTCCGACTGGGCGAAAAAAGATACTTATACAGACGATACCGCGCTTGAAAACTTCCTTTCCGGCGACTACAAAGAGACTATTGCCAACTTGTCTACTCAGATTGACGGTAAGGCGGAAACGTGGCGGCAGAGCACTGATCCGGCGGCCAATTGGACAACGGATGAGCTGAAAGCCCAGCATAAGGGCGACTTGTGGAACAACACAGAGAACCAGAAAACTTATATCTATAATGGCTCAGCATGGCAGGAAATGACATCAACGCCGCCACAAGCCGTATTTGACGCGATTGATGGAAAGGCTCAGATTTTCGTTAAGCAGCCAACTACGCCGTATGATGTGGGTGACTTATGGTTCGATTCTTCCAGTGCAGATATTATGACCTGTACGACTGCGAGAGAGAGCGGAAATTTTAATGCTGCAGACTGGGAAAAAAGAAATAAATACACGGATGACTCCTCACTTAATAGCTGGATCAAGGGAGACTATGCAAAAACACTCGAGGATGTGCAGACGCAGATAGACGGCAAGGCGGAAACCTGGAGACAGAGCACAGACCCGTCTAAGTCGTGGACAACGGACGCACTGAAAAAGCAGCATAAGGGTGATCTGTGGTACAACACGACCGAGCAGAAATCCTATATCTACAACGGTAGCGCGTGGGAACAGATGAAAGCAGAGCCGCCGAGCGGTGTCTACGATGCCATTGATGGAAAGGCTCAGATTTTCGTAAGCCAGCCAAAACCTCCGTACTCTGTAGGTGACCTCTGGTTTGACTCATCGACCGCGGATATCATGACCTGCGTAACCGCCAGAGAGTCCGGCTCGTATGTTGCCGGAGACTGGCAGAAGAGAAATAAGTATACGGATGACTCCGCCGTAAAAGCAGTCAGCAAGGAACTGGGCGATTTCATCGCTGCATATGACGACGAAATGGAGAAAATCTCCAATTCGATCGACAAAAAAGCAGAAACATGGTATCAGACAACCGACCCAGCCTTACAGTGGACGGGAACGACCGAAGAAGCGTTGCTGGATCACACCGGAGCGACCGTTACGGACAGCACCGGCGCGGCGATCATGACCGTGATTGAAAGTGAAAAGACGGTTCACGATGGCGATCTCTGGAAAAACCCATCGACCAATAAGGAATACATCTATCAAGCCGGAATCTGGAAGGAAATGAGCATCCCGAACGATGTTTTCGACATCATCGACGGAAAAGCTCAGATCTTCGTTTCCGAGCCGAAACCGCCGTACTCTGTAGGCGACCTTTGGTTCAACTCGGCGACATCCGACATTCTGACCTGCGTTGTGGCTCGTGAGTCTGGCTCGTACGTGGCATCCGATTGGCAGAAGAGAAATAAGTATACTGATGATTCCTCTCTTAACAACTGGATCAAGGGAGACTATGCAAAAACGCTCAAGGATGTGCAGACACAGATAGACGGGAAAGCCGAAACGTGGAGACAGAGCACAGACCCAGCTAAGTCGTGGACAACGGACGCATTAAAAAAGCAGCATAAGGGAGACTTGTGGTACAACACGACCGAGCAGAAATCCTATATCTACAACGGTAGCGCGTGGGAACAGATGAAAGCAGAGCCGCCGAGCGGTGTCTACGATGCCATTGATGGAAAGGCTCAGATTTTCGTAAGCCAGCCAAAACCTCCGTACTCTGTAGGTGACCTCTGGTTTGACTCGACAAGTGCCGATATCATGACCTGCGTAACCGCCAGAGAGTCCGGCTCGTATGTTGCCGGAGACTGGCAGAAGAGAAATAAATACACGGACAACTCCGCGGTAGATGCACTGGACAAGGCCTTAACACAGCTTGAAATTTTTAACAGACTCACCAATAACGGCGCTGCACAGGGCATTTTCTTGAAAGATGGAAAACTGTACCTCAATTTCTCGTACGCACAAGGAGGCACCTTAAAACTTGGCGGAGTCAACAACGGCAACGGTCAAGCGGAAGTGTATGATTCCAGTGGAAATAAGATCGGAAGCTGGAACAAAGACGGTTTTAATTTGCAGAAAGGTTCCATATATGGTACGCAGATCCACCTTGAGTCACAAAATGACTATATACAAGGCACGGTCAACGGAAATGAAGCTGTCAAAATCTCCACAGGCGGCGTAAAAGTTGACAGTACGGCTAACTGGGGACTTAGCGTTACTCAGAAAAAATATATTTTTGAAATGAATCCGTACTTATTCCCTGGCGTTCGATTGCTTGACAAATCAACGGGAGCTGGAATTGGCAGCACGTGGACAAGCGGACACTTCGGAATGTGTTACACCGACGATCTTTCCGGATATTCCTCTGTCACTGATTCACTCTCGAATTATGGCGTATACATGAAAGCCGGAAAAGAGGATGCAAACGGCGGCTTTTATGCAATAGGAAATGGACTTGGAAAAGGTTCACATGTAACCGCAGAGGGAATCTATACTTCTGGAACCAAAAATAGAATTGTAGATACCGAAAACTACGGTCAGCGTCTCCAGTATTGCTATGAGATGCCAAGCCCGTTCTTCGGAGACATCGGAGAAGCGGAAACGGACGAAAACGGCCTGTGCTACGTTCAGATTGACGATATTTTCGGCGAAACAGTGCTGAGAAATGACAAGTATAACGTGTTCTTGCAGAAAGAGGGATGCGGCGACCTGTGGATCGAGGAAAAAACGGCAGACTACTTTTTGGTCAAAGGAACACCAAATCTTAGCTTTTCATGGGAGCTGAAAGCTAAACAGGCAGATTACACGCTAGAAAGACTGGAAAAGAACGAAACTCCATATGAAAAAGAGCCGGAATTGGACTACAGCGAAATCGGCTATCAGACGTATATTGATTATGTAGAATCGAAAATTATAGCATGAAAGGAGAAACAATGAAAGTCTTAACAAGTTTTACGAAATTAGTAACCGGAGAGGGCATCCGGATCGCTTACACCTATTCAGAGGTGGACGATTCCGGCGACCTTATCAGTCAGAATAACCGCGGCAATTTTGTCGCGGTTAACCCGGAATTGAAAAAGCATATCGCCGCAATTGATGAATATATTGAAAATAATCAGCTCAATAAGGAGGAAAACTAATATGGCAAAATTCACAGATTACACCGAAAAAACAGAACCGGTAGACACCGACCTTGCTCTTATCTACGACACCCCAGCCAAAGTGAATAAAAAGTTTACTTTCGGTAATCTGTGGAAATGGATTGCTAAGAAAATCGTGTCTGAGGGTATCTCTCAGCTCGAGACGACTAATAAGACAATCCCGGGAGCCATTAACGAATTAAATAGTAAGCGGTTCAATGCCAATAGTTATATTATATATAGTAATGACTCTGCCAAAACAGTAAGCGTAAAGTGGGGTGGTGTAAACAGTCATATGACTTCGTTTTTACTAATTGATAACAACCGCAATACCTCTGCATACATAACAGGAAGGATATCGGGAGTGGCAGAAATATCAAAAGGAACTGGATCTGCAGCACCACCCGTACTTGATGCTTCTTTGGCAACATTAAAAGTGACACTTGGTCCATGGAGCGCAGCATTTTTAATCTGCCTTGATCTTGTGACTATAAGTTAAATAGTAACGCATATCAACGTATACTGCTGTATGTTTAGATATATCTGCGACAAAAATTACTATATATCAAGCAACAAATAGCAAACAAGGTATATTAAAAATTCGTATCGTATATAAGAAATGAATGCGGATTTAATTTATTAAAAATCTTGCTTAAATCTTGCTTTTTTGAAAAAAGACTTCCTATTTTCAAACAACGTGGTATAATGTAAGCACAACTAAAAAAAAGGAACCGGGCTATCCGACCAAAGACACACCCGGTTCCAAACTGCACCACAAAGGGTACGTGTATTATTATATCACAATACCCTCCCTTTGTGAACCACAAAAGGAGGTTTTTTTATGGCAGATTTTGCGACCGAGTTTATTACAAAGTTGAACGGCAAGCTCACACCGGAGCAGATGAAAGTTGTGCTTAACGAATTGGAGATCTTTTCGGACGATTACAATACGTAAGCCTTACCATGCTCTGCAAAAGCAAGCTATAGAGCAGGTCATCCACAACATCGGCGTGCGATCCGGCATCGGGAGACCGCTATTTCCTCATCTGATCCGGCACACCACAGCTACAAATGCGATAGACCACGGCATGGACGTGACGGATCTGCAGAAACTCCTCGGTCATACGCGGATCAGTACCACGATGATCTACGCAAAAGTAACGCAGGAAAACGTAAGATACAGCCATCACCGATACGTAGTCTAACAAGCCTACAAAGAGCCGTGAGAAAAAGAGTACAATGTTCCTAAGAATTCAAATTTTGGGAAAAGGAGCATCGACAAATGAGAATTGACAGATCATTAATCAGTAACACGAACACTTACAGTGAGAACGATCCTAAATGTATCGTAGTCCACAACACGGATAACTTCGCCGCCGGAGCAGACGCGCTGGCACACGCACGAGCGCAGTATAACGGCAATTTTCAGAATATGTCCGCCCATTATTACGTGGATGATGGTGACACCGCCTATCAGGCGGCACCGCACAGCCGTGGGTGTTGGCACGTCGGGGTTAATTACGGCGGTAATAACCTGTTTGGACGCTACGGCAACCGTAGCAGCATCGGCGTTGAGATGTGCGTGCAGGCGGGATATAATTACGAAAAAGCGTTTCAGAACACGGTAGCGGTCGTCAAAGAGATCATGCGGGAGACTGGTATTCCGGCAAGTCGCGTATACCGCCACTACGATATCTGTAGCAAGCACTGCCCGAGCCAGATCATCGAGAGAGGGGATTGGGAGCGGTTTAAGAGCCTGATCAGTGACGCGGCATCGGTCGAACAGCCAGAAAGCGGAAAGTATGAGCCTGGTATTTACAAGGTCAATACCGACCTTAATATTAGAGAGCAGCCGAACGCAGACAGCCGACGAGTTGGAACGATCAAAGACCGCGGCAGCTACACGGTGACAGAAATTCAGAATGGAAGCTGGGGACGGCTGCTCTCCGGTGCGGGCTGGATCAACTGCCATGCAAAATTTTGCACTTATGGCGGCGCGGCCAAAGAATCCACCTCAAAAGCGATCGCAGTCGATGGCGTATGGGGTCATGAGCTGACCAAACGCTTGCAGGAGATTTTTAAAACCGGAGTAGACGGTGTGATCAGTGACCAGCCTATGAGCAATAAAAAATACTGTGCTGGCATCGCGGCGGCCGAATGGTCTGGCAAGCTGTCCGGCGGATCCGATCTGATCAGGGCCATGCAGAGATGGGCAGGAGTAACCGCGGACGGCTACATCGGACCGCAGACCATCCGCGCGCTCCAGAAAAAACTCGGCACAACGGTTGACGGCGTGATCAGCTACCCGTCTGCGATGGTCAAGGCTTTACAGGAGTGGTGTAACCGCCAGTAA